GGTAGAGGGAAACAAGGACTGGCCTGAATGGATGGTCATGGGTAGCGTCACGATGGCTGAGGCTGCACGCCGAATGGCGCAGTGGAAGTACAACTTCAGCAAAGAAAAGAAGACACCCAAGACCCTGCGAATACTTGTCCGAGAGCAGGATGGTAGCGGCAAAGAGTTCCCCTTCGATGTTGAAGTCAAGGTCGCGTTCAGCGTCACATGTATTCGAGGAGATGAGTAATGGGCGGCAGTGCAAGCAAGCGAAAAGGCAACGGGTACGAGCGAGAGTTGGTCAAGCAAGCGGAGGAATCTGGCCTCGAAGCTAAACGCGCTTGGGGGTCAGACGGTCGTTCGATGGGAATGCACGAAGAAGTGGACTGCCTAATCAATGGTCAGAAGGTGCAAGCGAAGCGGCGAAAGGCGATAGCCAAGTTTCTCAAGCCAACGGAGCATGTTGATGTCGTTGTCTTTCGAGAAGACGGTGGAACATCTCTGGTGCTGATTGACTGGTTCGATTGGTTGGATCAACAGAAAGAGATGGCGAACCTGAAGCAGAGGGTTCATCTTCTTGAAAGGGCAATCATCGAACAAGCAGGGGGAGGTGAACAATGATTGCAGTCTGGATGTTAATCATAGGGGTCATGATGGTCGTTGCCGGATTGCTACTCGCATCAAGGAGGGGATGGTGAACGGAAAAGGCGACTCGCCGCGAGCAGTGGACAGGGACAGGTACGAATCTAACTACCAAGAGATACAATGGAATGACAGAGGCACAGTCGATTGCGAGAGTTGTCAGGTCGGTTGTGGATACTTTGCGAAGACGGGGATGGTGTGTTTCCCAAAGCAGGAGCAACAAGAGCCTCAGTCGGTACGTCTACGCAAAGAAAGAGAACAAAAAAATAAAGATCAGGGTTAGCGACCATCACCCTAACAGCAAGACAAGTAGCGACCTCAACTTCTACCCAAGAACATACAAGCAGCAAAGGCTTGCTAGGTATCTCGATGGGCGAAAGCACAGGTACAGGCTAAAGAGAAAGAAACCTCGCTAGTCTTCCTTGGCACAAAGTATGTCAACTTGCTCAATACACGAACGCAAGATTGTGTAAGTAGTTGTGTTGTGATCGCACTTGCGACGACGATTAGCATACGCCCATGACGCCACGATCACAGATCGTTTCGTGATGCTGATGATGCGACCAAAAACCGTGAACTTCTCTGCCTTTGCGCCCTTGCTACTTTCAACATGATCGAGAAAGGTGATGGCGACTGAATCGTTTACCTTCATTTTTCTTCCTTGATTAGCTTCTGGGGCATCGGCTCGAAGTAAGCAGTGTGACCATCTATCACAACAGCACAGCCCAACACGCTCTTCTGGTTGTATTTGCGTCCGTATTCAAAATGCAGGCTTTTGTCGCTAACACCGCATCCCGTCTGGCAACCAAATATTCGATGCTTCGTGTTCGCTGAATATTCTACGCCACCCTGCTGATGCAGGTGTCCTTGAACAAGGCTGCAATGTTCCGAGTTGGCGTTTGATAGCGCAGCCATTCTGCCACCTTTCCCTTTGTCGCCGTGCCTATAAATCACGTTGTCGATCCGCAAGTCAGTGTAGCGTGGGTGTGCTTTCCATTTCACATTCCATATCTGGCCCGGCTTCCGAAGATAGTCGTGTGGCAAGCCAACTTCGTCAGCCCATCGCCACGGAAGAATGTCGTGGTTTCCCAGAAGCCAGTCAGCACGGGGAAACATTTTCGTCAACTTATCAATCTGCTCTTGAGCTTTCTCTTTCTCTCGGACAGGGTTCTTCAGCTTAGGGTTCTTCTTGTGAAAGTTGAGTGCCAAGTTGTCAACCAAATCTCCGATGTGAACCACTCGCTCACATTGCCACTGGCTGTGAATGTCAGCTAACCACTCTGGGTAGCGTGGATGCATTGCTGGGCAATGCGAGTCGCCTATGACGAGAACACGCGCCATCTTCACCCTCCGTGTTATGTGGAATCTTGCTCATCGAGAAAATCTACAGTCCACTTGACTGAAGACATTCTTCGATTCCCGACCTTTCGCGTCTTGAGTTTGATTCTGCCAGAAGAGGTGGCAACGCCAAACAAGTACCAGTTTCGCACCGTGGACCTTGGTACATCAATGATTCCCCTGCTGTTAAGCCGTTCACGCAAATCGGACAACGGCATTAGCGCAGAGTCTTCTGTGTTTAATTCAAGCTGCCTCACTTGTTTCCTTTTTTTTCTGTTGTTCATTTCAGTGCAAGCCTGGCCGGTTAAGTCACTTTAGCCTTGCAAGAAGAAAATGCAGGTCCATGCTTTCATAATCTAAAACGGTCAAACCAAAATCATTTTCCAAACGAAGTGGTGAAACATGAGCAACGACTCTGTTGATGAAACAGAGCAGGAGGCTACAGACGGAAGCGAGTTGGACTCTCAAGATGCTTCCCCGGATGAAAGTACGTTTGATCAAACCTTGGAGTCAGCGGTAGCCTCAGCCGCCGACTCACAAGTAGAGAGCGACAGTGGCACGGATGCCGCTGTAGCCTCTAATCCAAATTGGCAGCAAGAACTGGAATCTGCTGGATTCAAGTCATTCGACGACATTGACAAAGCGGTTGAAGCTTTGGTGCAACGCGATCAACAGCGTGAGCAACAAATTCAGCAATACACTGACCAGTTAAAATTCTACCAAGACCAAGCACGGTTTAGCCAACAGCAACAACAGGCTTCACCTACACCAGCTCTTGAAAGCAGTGTTGAAAGCAACGAGCCCCTCGATCCTTTAAGTGAAATACTTGATGGATGGGAAGACCCTGCGTGGGCCAATCAATACATCGAAGTAGACGAGGACGGCAACAGAGTAATCTCAGACAGAGCCGACGAAGAGACTCGCGAAAAGATTGTCAGCATCGACAGAAAGATGCGTCAGTTTCAAGAGAAGGTGAACAATCCTGCATCGCTTGCGGAGATCATCGACAAGCGTGTTGAGAAGATGATCCAAGACCGATTCGAGGACTCTTACTCTCAGAAGCAGACGGAAGCACAAGAGCAAGCTGCGGTTGATGGTTTCTTGCAAAGCAACGCCGAGTGGTTGTATCAGCGTGACCCAGCAACCGGCCAGTATGTCACAGACCCAATGTCTGGTCAGTACATCTACAGCCAGCAGGGAAACCAGTTTCTCGACTACATGGACGGTTTTGCTCAAGACGGAGTTGCAAACGTCATCAAGCAGATCGAGTACGCATCGCGATTGATGCAACCCGCGCAGCAGCAACAGCCAGTGCAGCAAGAAGCACCAACTGCTGACCAACGCCGACGAGAAATGCAAGCTCGAAAGAACAGCACGCAAAGCACACAACAGACATTCAATGGAGTGACCTCCGTTGATGGCGGGCCAACAGGACAAGAATCAATGTCGTTTGGCGAAGAAACGCTCCAAGCCATGTTGAATGGCACAGAGTAGGACAATTTTTTAACCACGGAAGGGGATGGCGATGGCCGGATTCCAGAATTTCGACCGTTTCGCATGGTCAAGATCACTTCACACCACGATGCCAAAGCTGCTTCGTGAAGTTGAAGACACAGCGAAGAAAAACTTTCAGATCATGGCACTACTTGAAAGTGCAGGTCGCATTACCACCGGACATGGTGGTGAGGGTATTCAGTGGCCGGTTCGGTACAAGAACCACAAGGCCGAAGGTGCAACTGGCGAGAACAGTCGTAACTTCACTCCAACTAATCTGTTCAAACATGCTGCGATTGACTATCGCGGTTACGAAGTGACAGATAGTATCAAGCGAAGGGAAATGGAAAAGAACAAAGGTGAAGCAGCAGTCATTTCAGTATTGAATGGCTTTGCTGACCGCCTTCGTGAATCCCTCATGCAAGAACTTGCACCGCAGTTCTACATCGACGGAGAAGATGCTGAGAACGAGCGGTTCTGGCACGGCTTTAAAACATTAGCACAGTCCAACGGACAGTCTGTTGATGTTTCCGATGGCTCTATCGGAGCTAAGGATCAAGCTGATAAGGTAGCCGCTCCTTCAGGTAGCTACGCTAACTTGAACATGGGCCTTGGCTACTACGGCGGGGCGCAGGCAAGCGGCACTTCATGGCCGACTGCTACCCAAGACCCTCAGTACGATTTCTGGTCTGCCTTGCAAATTGTCAAAGACAGCACTGCATGGACCGGATCAACTGACGGTGCAAAGCTTGAGAAAGCACTTCGCTTTGGCATCACACATGCACAGCGTAACAGCACCATCGATGGACAGATCACTAACGTGTTCATGGATCGTTCGATGTTCATCGACCTGAAGGATCACAACGATGGTCGTCAGACTATTGAAGTGACTAACTCACCAGGCTCTCTTCGTGAATTGGGCTTTCGCAATGTAATGCTCTTTGACGGAATAGAACTGGGATTTGAGTCGGCAGTTCCTTCTGGATACGCCTTCGGAATCAACTTGGCCTGCATGGAGTTGTTAGCACTGACCGACAACTTGTTTGAAGATGAAGGTGGCCCTCAGTACGACATCAACACTCAATCGTTGAATGCTGTTGTTAGCACCCTGAGCAACCTCAAATACAAGTCACCACGCAACTTTGTTGTTTGGAAACCATACTCCGCTGTTTGATCTTTCGGACAGTCACTACATCAATTTCAATCAAAAGAAGGAATGTAAATCATGCAAGATCATATTGCAGATTTCAACCTTGGTGACACAATCCAAGGTCAGAACGACAGCAGCGTGGACATCAACACCTCGCTTGACGGACGGGAATACACGTTCCCTGTTAGCGAAGCTGTGGCTTCTGGTGCAGGCATGAGCAATCGAACTGTCGGTCGCCGTGTCGTCGCTCGCGTACTCCGCAACAAGACTGGTGGAACGCTTGCTGCTGGCGAGATCGTTGTTGTTGATCTCGACGGTGGACACGCAGGACTGGGAACCGCAGATGCCAAGTCATCTGCTGGCGACCGATGCTGCTTGGTTGTTGACCCATCGCTTGGTTCAGATACCGTTGCAGCAAACGATCTTTTCTACGGAATCGTCAAAGGCCCGACCAAGATCAAGCAGCCAGCTTCGGCAGTGTCTCTCACTGCTGGTGGTCAGGTTCGTGCTGGTGCAGGCGGTCGCCTTGCATCGGTAACAGAGGCAACATTGGCTCATCAGGTTGCTTCATTGGGAACTGTTGTCAAAGACGACAACACCAACAACGGGCTTGTGGAAGTTGAACTCAACCCTCAGTGGGTCTGAGCTTAGCATCCAAAGTCGGCAGGAAACTTTATAGCGGACGAGCCGCATCAGACTCGTCCGCTATTTTTTTTGGAGCTATCTCATGCCTAAGCACAATCTTGCTGACAAAGAAATAGACGATCCCATTTCAGCCGAGGGCAGTACCGAAACACAGAAGTTCTGTACTTCTTGTGGATTCAAGATGGCACTTGCAGAGTTTCACAAAGATGCAACAAAACCTGATGGACACAGAGACACATGCAAAAAATGCAGGTCTGAAATTATCGCCCAGAGCAAACAGCAGGTTCTGTCTGAAGAGCTTAAAAAAGTTGAGCAAGAAGGATTAGAAGCACTAAGTGAGTTGTCTTCGGGCGGAAGCTTCGACCCACATATCAATGAAGTGTTTGAGGCAATGATGAAGCCTTTTGGTGGCGTCAACGGATGGGCTCGCCATCTGTTCGCAACCTACCTTGCTTGTGATCCCGGCAGTCAAAAACGAGTGAAGATGCATGACATGCTCATGCAGCTTGCAGGCAAAGTCACAAAGCTGGGTCTTGCAGAACGACAGTTGGACATGATGGAAGAGAAAGACCTTTTGCAAGTAATGCGTGGTCACATTGTGGAGTTCCAGAAAGGGAACGATCTTCCACCTACTGCGATCCCAGCATTTGGAGATTCAGTGATAGATGCCTCACAGCCGGAGGTGCAAGATGGATGACATAGAGGGTGTTCCCCAGCAAGCGATGGAAAGCGTTGCGGCTGGAAACGCGAGCTTCAGTCGAAAGAAAGCTCTTCGTGTAGCGAACGAAATTGCGAAGCGACGAATTGAAGCTCTCAAACTATACAGGCCACAGCCAACCCAAGACGAGTTTCACAAATGCACAGCACCAGAGTGCATGTTGCAAGGTGGTAACCGTGGAGGCAAGTCGCTTGCTGCGTTCATAGAGGATGCAAGAGCTGTTCTTGGAAAAGACCCGTATGACAAATACCCGAAGCGTGACGGCGTACTCGCGGTGGTGGGCTACAAGGAAAGCCATATCGGCGGCGTTATCTACCCTTACCTATGTAAAGCAGGTGCTTTCAAAATCATCCGCGATGAAGAGACAAAGCTGTGGAGAGTGTACCGGCCTTGGGTTCCGCAGGACTTGGCAAGAAAAAAAGAAGCAAAGCCTGCACCACCGCTAATCCCACCGAGAATGATTGACAAGATTGTTTGGAAGGACCGTGGCAAGAATGTTTTCAGCAGCATCTACTTGAAAACAGGGTGGGAAATCAAAGCGTTTAGTTCGCGATCAAAGCCCGACCAGGGCTACCAAGCTGACCTGATACATATCGATGAAGACGTGCTTGACCCTAGGCATTACGAAGAAGCTGCTGGTCGATTGATTGACAGGAGCGGCAGGCTTATCTGGTCTGCATTGCCGCACGACGACAACGATGCAATCGCTAGGTTTTCGGAAAGAGCTGAAACGCAGGCTGAAGAACACGCAAGGGGTGCAGGAAAGCCAACGTCAGTAGTATACCGAATATCAATGGAGGCTAACCCATACTTGCCCGAAGAAGCTAAGAAAGCTGCCGTGGCTGGATGGAAGTCTATGGGGGATGACGTTTACAGAAAACGAGCTTTGGGTGAGCTGATTACCGACAGCGTTCTTATGTACCCGATGTGGAACAGAGCAATCCACGATGTTGATAGATACCGCGATCAAGTTGCAGAAGCTGCACAGTTTTTGCAAGAAAGAAAGGTTCCTGAAAACTGGTGCAGAAGACTAGCAGTTGATCCGGGTCACGACACGGGAGCGGCTGTGCTTGTCGCTACGCCACCAAGCGGCAAGTGGCATTTGGTTTTCGGTGAGATTTACATCAGGCAATGCACAGCAGCAAAGATCGCCAAGGAGCTTGATAACGTCACAAACAACACATGGTTTCAGACGTTCATAATTGATTCTCATGGTGGAAATCTAACGAGCTTAGACACTGGAATTGCGCCAAGAGAAGCTTACGAGCGAGAGATGGCAAAGTTGCAAGTCAAGTGCGTCGAGTCTGGCAGCAGATTCATTCCCGGTTGTAGTGTTATTGCTTACAGGGAGGAGGTAACGAGAGGGATGTTGTCTGTCAGTGCAAGCGGGTCACCCACAATCCTTGTTGATTTTGAAGCTTGCCCTAACCTAGACCGTGAAATGCGGCGTTTCAGAAAGAAGAAAGTCAATGGTCAGGTAGTGGACACAGGAAACCGCAGGGCCAACACGCACGCTATTGAGTGCTTGGAATACACAGCGACATTTATCAGCGACTTAACAAGTCCATACATCAAGCCAAAGGGCAGAAGACGAAAAATTACTCCCGGCCAGAGAAGGGTCAGGGAGTTTCACAGAAGAGTTAAAGAACGGCAAGAGGCCGCGAATCCATTTGGAACCAGCAGCACCATAATTCTCGGACCTCAAGGAAGTATCAGTGGCTAAAAAAGCAATCCGAAAAGAGTCAAGCCAAGCACCAGAAGTCATAGCAACGCCAGCCAAATGGCAGATGCCTCAGCCGTGCCGTGGGCAAGCAGTTGTTTTTTACTACAGAGCAACTGTATCCGAAAGAAATGCTGACATGGCATTTGTGACTTCAGTAGGAGAGCAGTCGATTGACGTAGCGTTCCGAGGTCAGGGCTACGCTGAGTGTATGCACATCTCAGACCCGCGACTTGAAGCCAATCCAGAACTTCGGCAAGAGATTGGCGGTGTCCGGAAGTTTACAGATGAAAAAGTAAACAACGAAGAAAGGCTGGCAGACCTTGAAGAACGAGTAAAGCAGCTCGAAAACAATGCAGGCGCACCACCTAAATCCTGAGAGAGATCATGGAAGATTACGGACAGAAGCCAACAGGTCGCCCGAAGTACCCGCTCAAGCCTATCGTTGACCGGTGGCGAAGGGTGTTTACATCTGCAAGGAAAGACAGGAAAGAAAAGTTCGATGTCTACGCTGACGAAGCAATGAACTTTTATGACGGCCCTGTCAATCACATGTGGAAGTCAATTAGGAACAGCAAGAAGGGCGGGAATCACGATGGCTTTCTGGAGCCAGATGTGCAGATGCCGCAGTTTGAAATGAGCGTCAACCGCTTGTTTGAAGCAGTGAGCATGTTCGGTCCTGTTTTGTACCATCAGAATCCGGTTATTGCTGTAACCCCGACTAAGCCCGTAGAAGTTGGGATCGAAACATTTTACGCATCGAACCCGGAAGCCTTGCAGTATCTCGGAATGACCGAGGCAATTCAAACAGGGCAGGTTAATGATCCAGCAATCGTGCAGACAGTGCAGGCACTCTATCAGCAATACGGCCAGATGGCTGAGCAGTCGCGTCAGATTCATGAGAAAAACAAAGATCACTCCAGAATACTTGAGTCGCTAAGCAACTACATCCAGCAAGAAGGAAGCAAGCAGGATGAAGCTCGTCTTGCAATCGCAGAAGCCATCATTACCGGACTTGGCATAGTAGAGATCAAGATGGAGCAGCCACCTGGCGGTGGTCCCAAGATGGCAAAAAGCAGATACCGCAGTAACAAAGATTTGCTCATTGACCCGGATGCTTGTTACTGGCGTGACGTAACTTGGATTGCACTAAAGACAATCGAGCCCGTCAATGTTGTTGAAAAGAAGTTCAACTTGCCGCCGGGGTCGCTCAAAGGAAAGTACGCCAAAAAGTCTGCATCTGACTCAGCACCAAGGGGTGGGAAGAGAAATGGCGATGGCAGCTATGCAGGAGTGTCTCACGACCTGATCGAATACTATGAAGTTTACAGCAAGAATGGAGCAGGTCAGAACCTAAAGCTTTCAGAAAAAGAAAAAAACATCGCTGGTTTAGAAGCGTTAGGGGACTTCGTTTACCTAGCAATCTGCGAGCAATGTCCATACCCGTTAAACCTTTCTCCTCAAGTAATGAACTCTGGAGACTTGCAGTCTGTTCTCGACGCCAGCTCTTGGGAAGTGCCTTACTGGGATGACTACTGGTCGGACGGTGGCTGGCCCATCTGTAGGCTAAGTTTTTACAACAAGCCCGGAGAAGTGTGGCCCATTAGTATGGTTAAGCCGTGCATTGGTGAATTGAAATTTGTGAACTGGTGCATGAGCTTTATCGCAGACAAGGTTGCAGCAGGCTCGAAAATCTACGTTGGATGCTTAAAAGAAGCGGCTGAAAATATCAGAAGCCAGCTTACCTCTGGAACTGGCCCCTTCAGCGTGATCGACCTAGAGCGAATCAGCGGCAAAAGCCTTAACGAAGTTATTACTTTTTTGCAGGCTCCTTCGTTTAGCATTGATATTTGGAACATGGTTGCACAAGTGAACAGTGCCATCGACAAGCGACTCGGCCTCACAGAACTAATGTATGGGCAATCAAGCAGGCAGATGCGTTCCGCAGCCGAGGCTCAGTATCGACAACAAAACATAAACATCAGACCAGATGACATGGCTTCTCGTGTTGAAGACTGGCTGTCGTTGTCTGCTATTCGGGAAATACAAGCAATGAGATTTGTTGCTGAGTACGAAGATGTTGCACCAATCCTTGGGCCTGTAGCCGCACAGGTGTTTGCCGAACAAATTTTGACGCAGGATGTGTCGGCCATAACGCGAGACTTCTCATATCGTGTCGAAGCAGGGACAGCTCGCAAGCCAAACAAAGATACACAGATCGCACAGCTCACAGATGTCGGGCAATACGTCCTCCCTGTTATTCAGCAGGCAATGATGTCGGGCGTAACGCGACCTTACAACGCATACATGAAATCCCTTGGACGGGCGATGGACATCGAAGTCGATGAGTTTCTGCTGGGACAAGAAGAACAGCAAATGCTCATGCAAATGAATGCACCTCCGCAAGCCTATCAACAAGAGGAACAAGCCAGTGAACAGCCAGAGACTTAAAAGCATTCAGCATGACATGGACACAGCCGGTGTGCGTGACATTTACGATGCGATGGTCAGCGAAGGCCAAAGCCCGAACATGGCAGCAATGCTTGCCCTTCAGCAGCCGCCGGGAAGCTGGAACACAGATAGTGATTTCAATCGTAAAGAAAACAACCGCATGTCAGGCATGGAGGATGATCAGATCGACAAAGTGGTTCGCATTGCGAAAAGAGCAGGAATCAACACTCATGGAAAAACCTACAACGGGCAGCTTGGTAAGTATGACGATCCGGGGGCGTGGGTGTCTGGGACCGGGGATGTGAAAGACACGGCTATGAGGAAGGGTCTTACAGTCAAAGGTGCTGTAAACGTAGATGCTTATGCTGGACCCAAGAAAAAGGTCAGGATTGCACCAGACATACTTGACGGCCTTGAAAAACGGGCAAGGTCAAAAAACGCAAAACTAGATGAAAAGTGCAAGAAGAGTGATAATGCAAGAATTGAGTTGCGGGAGCGGTTGACCAACAAGCACACCAAGCCGAAGGATTGACTGTGAATTACTTAATGAGCAACGAAAGAAGGCGTGAAGTTCGGTGGGTCGCAAGGACGGCTTACTTGAAAACAGCAGGACGTTTTATGACGCCGCATCTCAATCAACCTGAAATACTAAGAATTACGCTGGGAGAAACTAGGCAAAAGCTCATCGAAAGCAAGCGGTTCAAATCTGTTCTTGGCGGTGTGTTTCTTGCACTGGCAATGAAATTTGCAAGCAAGATCATTGAGCAGTGGATTGAAGACAATCTGTTCACCGAAGTTTCATTGCCAAGGTACTACACAAAAGGAGAGCCGGGATATGCTGAGAAATAACAAGAGCTTCCAATTTCTAGTCGGTTGCTTCGTTCTCTTTTTAGCGTGGAAGCTTTATACGGTTGGAGCATTCGAGTGGTTCCAGAAGAACGATACGGAAGGTTTCGAGAGTGTTTCGTTGGTCACGCTGTTGCTCACTGCGGCAGTCAGTGCGATCCAGATGGTTGGCCTTGTTGCAATCATGGTGGTTGGCGGACTTGCTCCAGCAGCGGAGAAAGCTGTCGATTACATCAGAGCAAAGATGCCGAAGGTAGACCGAGCTGCTCAAGTCATCGAGGAGAAGGTTGATGCTGAAAAACTTATTGCAACGCTTAATGGATTGGATGAACGCATCCGATCAATCGAAATCAAGGTGGGGGATGACAAGTGATCGACATCCTCAAAAGCAAACCTGTGCCTGCCCAAGAAAAGCAGAAGCCAAACAAGAAAGTAAGTGTGAATTTGCTGCTTGCTCTTGCGCTTGCATGGGTTGTTTACGACAGCAGCTACTGGAGAAAGTTTGTTCCTTCGGTTGTTGCCCCTTCAGAGAAATCTGCACAGGT